TTCTTCTTGTAACAGTATATTTCTTCCTTGATTAAGAATCTTTTCACCTTTATTTTGTATATCATGTAATAAAGAATAATCAATAGATAATTTAACATTTTCTACATCTTTCCATTCTTTTATTTCTTCTTTAGTATTCCACGTACCTTTGGTTTTAATAGAATCTTTAGTTATTTCTACTATTTCACCACGTTCTGTTTTATCTCCTACTTCTAATTCTTTTTTAGGTCTTAATTTATCACGTAATACATTATAAAATGTAGGATGTTCTTTAATTACCCACATTTGACCTATACCTATTCTAGAATACATATCTAATGCACTTTGAATAAGACTTAATTGTTCATTTGTTACTGTTAATGTTGCCATTTTATTTTAAGTTTTTAACAATTTCAATTAATTTTATAAGACAAGCAAGTTCCGCTTCTTCGTAGGTCAAGAATCCATCAGTAATACCTTCAACCCCTTGTATTTTATACCCCCACTTATATTTGTTGGAAGGCATAATTTGTGAAAATACTTCCGCTACTTTACCATTCTCTCTAAACCATGTAAATGATTGAGAGAATGTTGGTAATTGAATTATATCTTCGCTACTAAATGTTGAAGGTTGCCCATTAAAGTTTAATTCGTTAGTGTAAAAATTCCAAGAACATAAACAAGGTTCATTAAACCCAAGTTCTTTAAGTGCTAATGCTTCTTTATAACAAACAAATTCTTTTTCCATAGTTATTTATTTAAAATTTGCTGTCTTTCCAGCAGTCAGCGTTCTATCGAAAGAAGGAAGTTAGTGCGCCTATACCGTTTTGAGTCAGGACAGGATTCAAACCTGTAAATGAGTTGAGTCCTTTGAGAATAACACCTTTCGGTCTCTTAAGTCTCTTCTGCAACATTCATCATATCTCTAGCTTAATTGCGTCTACCAATTCCACCACCTGACTATTTTCTATTTTTAAAATATTTTATTAAACCTAAACATTTAATAACATAATACTCAACAACAAACCATCTTTTAAGTTTAACCCACCAAGGGTCTTTATCCATATCATCTAATATTCTTTGAAAAACCTTACTTCTCATTACTTTTATTTTTAGAGTCAGGGACTCAAAGTAAGTAACCCTCTGAGTTTGTATGGCGTACCAATTTTGCCACCTGACTATATTTTATCTTTTACTTTTTTAGAGTATCTATTGTTAGCGTTTAATTAATCACCACTATCAGTTGAATAATAAACAGTAAATTTATCACCATTATAATCAATATCAAACTGATATTGTGTTTCAACTCTATATTTATTTATTTTTTCATCACTAATTTTATATTTTAATAATTCATTAAATTTATCGTAAGTATCTTTATTCCAACCATTTGTAAATCCTAAATTTATAAAAGAACGATTACGATTTTTTGCATTTTCTATCCAATCTATCATACGTTAAAATTTATTGTATTATTTGAAATAAGTTTAATTTGATTACTATCATAATGTTTTATACTACCATCTTTTTTTAATGCAATTACCCATATAGTATTATTTTGTATACCATAATCCATAATAAATAAAGCTAGTCCATCTCCATGTGGTGTTTTAACCCACAATATTTGTTTAATTTCATAAATCATAACTTTTTTATTATATTATATATCAAGTTTTAAACTACCTAAATATCTTCCTTTAGGATTATCAAACATTTTACTTAATTTTTCATCTACTTTACCTGCATCATAAGCTTTTTCAATTTCAGAAATAAAAGAAATTGATTGAGATAAAACTTCTTTTAATTGTTTGATTTTACCATCTAAATAAGACTGTGTATAATTATCAGGTTCAACTTCTCTTTGAAATTCCAACTTCTCTATTCTTTTTAAAAGAGCAGTTTTGTTGATAATGGCATATTCATCTATGTATTTCATATTAAATAATTTTTTCTAGACAATGCTTTATTGCTGCTTCGTACGCTTCTGTTGGTGAATATTTATGTTTAACAGGATATTGGCTTGAACTGTAAATTAAACCAACTTCTTTTTTACTAATTTGATATTCCCAAAGAATATGAGATGGACTTACATCTATAACACTAATCCAAATTCCATGTTTTTCATATAACCACATCACTACTTCTGCAATAGTTGGACCATATATAAAATTTTCATGTAATTCATAATTAGATAAATAAAATATACCTACTTTAAATGGAGTAATTTTTTTTATACAATATCTACCTTTTACTTTTTCATCAAATTCTTTTTCTTTTAGCAACTTAGCTATTGAAAAACTTATTGGTGTGTTCATGTTATTTTAATTTTTTGTATTACACTCATTTTTAGGTGTACTATCATATCTTGTTAATATCCAAACACATTCTACTTCAGTATCTAATGCTTCTAATCCAGCTTTAACTATATCAGCTTTTTTCCAACCTGCTATAAATGCTTTACACATTAATGCATGTACTTCATCTCTTGTGTATTGTTTATTTTCCATGCTATTTTAATTTTAGTTTACCATCAATAAATTCTACTTTCCACTCTGTTTTAGGTTGGAGGGATTGGATAGATTCATTAAACCATTCATCTTTGTCAGGTTTATCCCCACCATTTCTTATTGCGCCAGCAATTGTTAACCCTAATTGTTTACCGTGAACAAACATTTTTCTCAAATCCTCTTCTGTATACTTCTTGTCCTTGTTATCTTCAAGGGCTTGATTGTAGCCTTTTACATAACCACAGAAAGCATAATCATCAAAATCATTGATTGCGTACTCATACGCCTTTTTCTCCACATCTACCTCACCAATTAGTTCTTTTACTTCTAATAGAGAGAATGGAGTAACGACATCTTGTTTTACCATCAATACACTTGGTAACATTCCGTTGTCTCTATCTTCTTGAGTTCTTATGTTTACATACTGTTCAAGTGGTTGTGTTGAGTGGGTAATTTTTTTAAGATAATCTTTATTTACATTGTAATCAGGTATATTATTGCAATAAATATTACCTTGAACAGTATTAAAAAACCAATCATTTACTTTAATCTCTGAATTATCTACTATAATGTAGTGGTAATTTGTTAGTTTTATTAGTTTCATATTAAAATATATATCTTATTGTATTCCAAGGTATAATACTATCATGTAATTTAATCCATTGATTTATATAAGCATGTTTAATATTATGCTTATATCTTATATTATTACCACCATATTGAGATTTTTTATTTTCTTGTAATTCTGGTCTCCATATTAAATGTTCACCAAATAATCCATGTGCAATATTGTATTCATGTTTTTTTTCATTATGTGTTAAGAAAATAACTTCAGCTTTTACAATATTTTTATGTTTAACATGTGTATTTACAAGCTCAAACAATTCTTTGTATTTAATTAACCAACCTTGTGTAATAATAACAGGACTAAAATTAATATGCACATCATAACCTGCGTCAATAAATGTATCTATTGCTTCTATTCTATCTATTATACTACTAGTTTTTGGTTCTAATTGATCAGCATAAGATTGTGGCATTAAACTAAATCTTATTCTTATTTTATTGTTTGGATTATATTTTAAAAAATCTGTATTTACATATTTAGTAGCAAAAGAACCCATTGCTCTATCATGATTTTTAAATAAATTAAAAACATATTTCCAATCATAATGTTTAGCATGTAATGACATATCTGAATTACAACCTATATCATAAGTAATATATTTAGGATGTGTCTGATTAGGTTTATCTACTACAGCAAATACTGCATGATTATTTATTTCTGTTAGTATTTGATTAATATTATTTGCTATATCTACACCTTCAGTTTTGTGTCTTTTACAATAGCAATAAGAACAATTAAATCCACAACCCATTATAAATGAAGGAGATATAAAATCTGTAGACCTACCTGATGGTTTAATCATCATTGATTTTCTTTCTTTAATTTGTAACATAATTACCAAGATGATGAATAATAATAACTTGTTTTTATAGTACTATTTATTTTATTATTTTTTAAATCTAAACTTTCTAAAATATTGATAGTATGTTTGATATCTTTAAAATAATTTTCATCATAACTTGCATTAAATAAAAATCCATGAGAATGTGGAAATAATTTTGGTGCTAGCTCTTTATTTTTTAGAACTTGTTTACAAATTTTTAATAATGTTTTTAATTGTTCTTTGCTAACAAAATATTCTCCACAATTATCTACATTATGTTGTATATTTTTTACAAACCAATTATGTATTTGATTTGCTTTTCTCCAATATCCTACATCTTCTGTAATACAACTAACATTATTAAAATTAATGTTTATAGTTTTATTGTCAGTTATTAGTTGACCTTCTATTTTTCTTTTAGTAAAATCATTATCAATAAAAGATTTTTTGCTTAAATACATGTCTAATCCCATATTATTATTTTTTAAAATTGTGTGTTATTTTAATAAAAAATAAAAAAAAGCTCAAAGAAAAATTCAATGAGCTTTTTATTATAAAATTAAATTGTAAAAATTCTAATTGTAGTTATTATTAAAGTAATTACTAATGTTATTAGTAATACAGCAAAAGTTATATTTGTAATAACTTTTTTAACTATTATTGTTTCTAATTCTTCTTTATTTTTCATGATTTTAATTTTTAATTGTATTGGTTAAATCATATCCTATAATAAAAGTAGGTATCCACCCAATAATAAGCATAATATAAATTGTAGCTAGGTGAGATATACAATATTTAAGTGTAACATTATCAGTTAATAAATAACCAATAACACCACAAAATATCCAGCTTAATATAAAGCTAGATATGCAAATGAGCATAATTTTTGTGTTTTTCATTGTTTTAGAAATTTAAAATTGTGAATAAATGTGTTTTACACCTAAAACTTTGATGAGGTATTCTTAACAGATTAGACGAGTGCTTTTAATCACTACTTTATATCTTTCTGTGGTCAACCTTTTTAATTTAACATCAAAGAAACTGGTGTCCTCAACATCTTGGAAAGAGTTAAGTTTTTTATTTTTAATAAATTAACTATTAATTTAATCAGTCAGCTGTCTAATGCAAATCTATGCTTCAACATAATATCCTTTGGACTAATAGTTAATTTAATTAAAGAGCAGTTTTATATCTTACTCAGGATATTGAAAAAAAATTAGCTTTAACCGTTATTTTCAGCTATTAACGTACCTTTTTATTAGGATTTTAACTCTTCAGGTATTTCAGGAAGTGAGTTATATTCCCATCCTTCACTACCATCATATTCCCATCTAGTCATCCAATTACCATTGGATAACCAAATTATACCATGAAGTTCTTGACTACCATACCCATTATCATAATCAAAATCTAATGCATTCATAAATGCATTAAATTCTTCTTGAGTATGTCCTACTTTTAAAGAAATAGAAATGGTATCTATCTCTTTAATAGTGACATATTTGATAGTGGCACATTTGATATTCTCAAATTTAAGATAAGAAATTTCTTGTTTTGCGTTCATAATTGTTTTGTTTATTTTTGAAAAAAGTGGTGTATAAATATTTATTTACCCCTCTGCACTCAGTTGTAATATCTGCAAGGATCGACACAGGTGAAATATCTCCATTACATAGTACTTGCAATTACTATATAATTTCTGATATAACATCGCTGCTTGCATTAGAGCTTTTTGTCACTTACAATTAAAATTGTCAGTATCTCTAATATTACAACTGCTCACCCTTGGGAAGTGAGTTATGGTGCATTAATAATGTATAATAAAACTAAACAATAAAACATAAAATAAATGATAACACAATTTGTTAAGTTGTGTAATACATTTATAATGTATTGTTTCTTTTTATAAAAAAATAAAAAAACCAATCCTCCCGTGGAGAGAGGATTGGCTGATTACCAACTACTTACCTTTCTTAATAAGTTTTGGTCCTTCGGTTTGTTCTGTTTGTTGAGTTTCTTCTTCCTCAACTTCCAACAAACTTTCAATGTCAATTCTACCAGAAGCGATAGATTTGATTGGAGAAAGTGCTACTGGAAACAAACCTGTTACACCATTTTTAGTGGTGAGTTTTTCAACTTGAACCTTCACATACTCTCCCTTTGAAGGAATAAAGTCTGAAGGACGAGCGGAAAATGATAAAGAACTGTTTACAGCTCCTTGATAGTCTCCCTTTTTGATTAGGGAAACTGCTTGTTCAACATGATAACTTGACATTGCTGACAAGTTAATGATGAACTTTCCGTCGTATTCAACGACAGAATTCACTTTCAAATCATAAGCACCTTCTGTTAATACAGAACGGCGTGATTTGATAATTTGGATAGCATCTGCTCTTTCCATTTTAAACTTTAAATTAAATTTTAAACCGAGCGAACAGTTTAATATAAACTAACTAACTTGCTCACGGTTAGTTAAAAATTAAAGCAGTTTTTTGTCTTGCTTAGGACACTAAACAGTTTCATACTCTTGTTTAGGAGTTATTGTTAGACATTATTGGTTAGTCTAACGCGTTTTGACCGAAGATTTCTGCTCCAGTACTACTGCTTGAACTGATGTTGGTCATCACCCACATAATTAAATAGCTAGAATCGTTTGTTCATCTAAGCTATTTGACTGACACGGAGAACCCCGACGTCAAAATTTTGAACGGGTCTAGTATGGGGGGTACTCCCCCTCCCTCATTATATACACCAATTAATACCCACTATTAAAAATAATAAAGGGGTGGGGGTATTAATTAAAATTAAGGTAGGTAGGGTCTAAATAATTTATGGTAACTACATTGTATTAAAAATCCTTTAACATCTTTTAATTCTGATTTAAAGTTTTGTATGTAGTCTAAGTGTGCTTGTTGTTCAGGAGATAATTTTTTATTAGAAGTGTAATTAAAAAAAGCTTTTTCAACTTCTAATTTATTTTTTTTCCATTGTTCTAAAGCAGTTTTAGAAGTTTCTTCTTTTGTATTTGAAAAACTAAAACTCATTTTTAAAATCTAAAAGGTACCTTTCTCTTTTATAAATACTCTTTCCCCAAAAAGTGTTTGCTTACAAAGACGAGCTTTTGAAGGATGCCGTAGTAGCTTTGTTATCTTTTCTCCACAAAGGTACGTTTTTTTTTCGATATATTCAAGTCTTCTAAATTTTTTTATTAATTTAATTTATTACTACATTTGAGGTATGGATAGAAGAAGATATTTAATCAACCCTTATTATAAAGTTAGGTTATCTGAAAAAGCTGTTGTACTAACTAGTTATAAAGCAAATGATTTTTTTCAATCTTGTAAACAAGCAAGGATAGAAGAGAATAATAAATTAATAGATAAATATTTTAAAAATGAGACATGTAACAATAAACAAGGAATGGAATAACAAACAACCTGCTACTAATGTAATTATAGGAAAAACATTAGACACTAGAATTAAGTACATAACAAAAGATGGTTTGTTTTTTATAAATAATAAAATATGTCAGAAATAAAATATGGTAGCAATGTAACAGTATACCAAATGTGTAACTGTAAAAAAGAATTGACAGAACATAGAATGGAAGAAGGTTGTTTAAAATGTAAAAACTGTAAAAAGAAATGCAAACCAAAATAACATTAAAAAAATATTTAAAAGCTTTAAAAATAAACTTAAACAATATAGTGTTTAATATTTTTATTAGTTTAATATTAATAGGAATGATATTTCAATTTATATATGATATTGAAAATGCTTATATAACATTAGGTACTATTTTAGTTATAGCTATTACAATATTGTTAGGTAGTTTAATAACAGCAAAAGAATTAAATGATGAGTAATGTAAAAAAATATAAATTTTATATGTTATCAGGTATGATATTAGCAATAGCAATATCTTATAATTTAAATTTATTTAGCTTTGCTTTTATTCTTTTATTTATTACTATACTTATGTATTTTATAGATTAATAAAATGAAATTGTGTATATTATTTATTAGTAGTTGTGTTATTGCATTAGTTAATGCATATATTGATTATTATATAATAAAAAAGAAATGGGGTAAGATTACTAGTCTTAATCATACTTTTCGTTTTTTTATACGAGCTAATATATTTACAATACCATCTATATTATTGTATGATAGTATATTTAAAATGTGTATAGCTTTTATATACAGCAGTTTAATATTTTGGATAGTATTTGATGTATATTTAAATTACTTAAGAGGATTACCTACATTGTATGTAGGAAAAACTTCTTGGATAGATAAAGTACAAAGAAATAAAAATATAGGAGTTATTTTTTTAGTTAAAATTATATGTAGTATAATATTAAGTATATGGATATTACTAATATAGCAAGAGGGTTTATTAATAAAACAAAAGCTGATTTTGGTGTAGCAGACCCTATGATAGAAAAATTAGCAGAAGAAAGATACAAAATTTGTTTAGAATGTGATACTATATCTGCTGATAAAATAAGGTGTGATAAAGAAAAAGGTGGGTGCAATTGTTTTTTATCTTGGTTAACAAGGAGTAATAAGTTATGCGTTAAAGGGTATTGGAATGGTATACGAGTAGACGCACTAGATAAAAATAGAATAAATAAAGAATTGTAAATTTAAAACTATTATATTTGCTAAATATATGGAAAATAAATTTTGCAATCAAGACGTTATTAATGAAGTAGCTGAAGTAGTAGATACACCAAAATTTTTAATTAAAAAGATAGAACAGCATTGGCATAGGTTTGCTCATACTGTAGTAACTTCAGGAAATTTTGAAAATGTATTAATACCTTATTTAGTTAAAATAGAATTTAATAAACGAAAAATGGATGCAATTAATTATTGTAAAGCTAAAAAAGAATTAAACAAATAAACAATTAAATAATAAAATTATGATTAATTACAAACCAACATTTAGTAACGTAGTAGTAAAAGAACCTTTTATTTCTAACAAAACTACTTCTGGTATTATTAAACCAGAGTCTTTGACTAAGGAAGAAAAAGAAACTTTGAATAAACTAGAGGTAGTAGCAGTAGGTGATGCTGTAGTATCTTGTAAAGTAGGAGATTTTATTTCAGTATCACGATTTGGGGTAGGTCAAGTAACTCCTATTGAATTAAATGAAGAAAGATATTTAGTATTTCATGAGAGTATAATTATTGGAGTATATATAAATTAAATAAAATTACAATGTTAATAAAAGAAGGTTCTGAAAAAGGTAGATTAGTACTGCAAAAACTATTTGAAGTAAGAGATCAAGTTCATTATATTCATTTGCAAACAACAAGTTTTGCAGCACATAAAGCGTTAAATGAATTTTATGATGGAATACTAGATTTAACAGATAGCTTTATAGAAACATATCAAGGTACTTATGGTAGGATTAAAGGTAAACTTGCACCTAACATAGAAAGCGATATAGATGCAATGAAATATATTCAGTCTATTAGACCATTGTTTGCAAAAGATGGTTTAGTTAGAAAATCATATAGTCCAGACGATACGCATTTAGCAAATATAGCAGATGAAATGCTTTCTTTAGTAGATAAAACATTGTATTTATTGACATTAAGTTAGAATGGAGTTATTCAAATTGAATGATGATTTTTTAGTAGAGTTAAATAAAGAATGGATTCAGTTACATGAACCATTTAAAAAACTTTATCTACGAGATAAAGGAAATAACTCTCCACATTATAAAGGTAGGTATAAGTACCAAGCTCAAAAAGAGTTTACTTATATCTATCTGTTATGTGATTATAGGTCAAATCTAATTAACTACTCTGAAGAAGATAGAATAGTAGAATCTAAAAAAGCTGCAGGTTTACCTAATGATTGGAGTCCTGATAAAGATGTAAAAGAAGCTATTGACCATTACAAATGTTTACAAGATACAAGAGCACTAAGGTTGTTAAAAGCATCTATGAAAAATATAGATAGAATGATTGAAAGTTTAGATGCTTCTTCTGAATCTGATGAAATAGATTTAGCTACTATTACAGAGAATATAAAAGCAATGAAAGAGATTAAGCTTTTAATTAAGAATCTACAAGAAACAGAGGATATGGTGAAAAAAGAATTGAGTGAACAAGGTAATAGTAGAGGTGGAATTGAAATAGGTGAAAACGAACTATAATGATTTCAGTTAATGTTTCAGAGTTTACAAAAGTTGCTGATTTCTTTTTAAAGCACAAGTGTTATACAAAAGCTCCAAAGAAATCTAAAGAATGGTACGAGTTTTGGAGAGAAGAAACAAAACGATGTGAAGAAGGATATCAAGTAGGAAATACTAAAATTACTGGTGAACATTATTTCTTTTTAAACTACACTCCAATGAAAATTGCGATTGTGGATGGGAGTAGAACTCGTAAAGAATCTTTATTTCCTAAGTTTAACTTATTGGATTACAATTGGTTTTGGGCAAAAGAAATATCTCGATGGGGTATTACAGAAGATAAATTAAAATCGTTAGATTTATATTGGAAACCTAATTTACAAGATGCACTTGTAGGTGGTAAACATTTAATTTGTGCAAAAACTCGTGGATGTGGTTTTAGTTATAAAGCTGCTGCTCATGGTGTATACAATTATAACTTTGTTAGAAAAAGCAAGTCTTTTTATTTTGCTGCAAAAGAACCTTTTCTTTGGGGTAATGATGGTATTTTATTAAAAGCATGGGATGATTTAGAATGGTTAAACTCTCAAACAGATGGTTGGTGGAGAAAAAATAGAATGGAGTTTGACAATTTAACAACTAAAAAAGCATCTGTAAAAATTAAAACACCACAAGGAGTAGAAGTAAAAGGATATGAATCTTTAATAGGTGGTATTATAGTAGATAACCCTGAAAAAGTTAGGGGTGGTAGGGGTGAACTTTTAGTGTTTGAAGAAGCAGGTTCATTTAAGAATTTAAAGAAAGCAATAGAGATTAGTAAACCTTTGGTAGAAGATGATACATTAACTACTGGTCAAATAATTATGTTTGGTACAGGTGGTGAAGAAGGAGAAGGAATAGAAGGATTAGAAGATATTTTTTATTCTCCTGAACCTTATAACTTTATGCGATTTGAAAATGTTTGGGATGAAAATGATTTAGAAGAATTTGGATTTTTTGTACCATGTACTGCTTATTCTCCTAAGTTTATGGATGAACATGGAAATCCTAAATTTGAAGAATCTAAAAAAGAGTGGGAACAGTTAAGAGAAAAAAGAAAAAGAGCTAAAGACTTTAAAGCATTAGATAGGTTAATAGCTGAAAGACCTTTTAATCCTGCTGAATTATTTAAACGAGTGAGTTCTAATGTGTTTGGTGATGCATTGTATTATGTGCATGAACAAATACGAAATGTAGAAAACAATAAAGATGTGCAAAAAAATATAGAGCATGGTTCATTATATGACAATGGTAAAGACATTGAATTTCATATTAAGAATGATGTACATCCTATTGATAAATACCCACATAAAAACGATGATGATTTAACAGGGTGTATTACTATTTATGAACAACCTGAAAGATTAAATAATGCTGTACCTGATTATTTGTACAATGCAGTAGTCGATCCGTATGCAATAGAAACTGCTGAAGATAAAACATCTTTAGGTGTATGTTATATTATTAAACAAAATTCTATTGATTTTGGTGTAGGGGATAAGATTGTTGCAAAGTTTGTAGGTAGACCTTCTTTATTATCTAACTTTCATAGACAAATTAGATATTTAGCTAAATACTATAATGCTACAATACAATCTGAGATAATGGGTGGAGGTCAATCTTTGCTAGATTATTTTAGAAATAAAAATGAGTTACATTTATGTGAGTTTTCACCTAACTTTATTTTACATGGTAAAGAGTTAGATAAGAATCAAAGAAACAGAAGTTATTTTATGAGTATGCCTGAAGATACTAAAAAAATGGGTTTACTTTATTTTTCAGAATGGTTGTTAAAAGAAAGAGGAATTACTGCAGATAATAGATTGATATTAAATGTACATTTAATTTACGATTTAGGGTTACTACAAGAAATAGCAAAGTTTTCACCAGACCCTAGAAAAAACTTTGATAGAGTATCTGCAATGATACTTGCTATGTATATGTTTAAAGAAAAAGATTATATGTTAGAAACTGTAAAGAGAAAATCAACTTCTAACTTTTTTAAAAGACAATTATTTACTGGACAAGTATCATATAATACAAGTAACTTAGATTTATCTAATGAGATTGCTATATTAAATAAGGATTGGTCATTAAATTAAAAAATAATTTTAACTTTGTGTAAAATATATTGTAAATGAATTTAACTGATGCTAAAAATCTTCAATTAAAACCTCAACAAAGATTAACTTATGCTGAAAAAATAGCAAACGATAATCAATGGGGTAAAGATAACATGAATTACTATTTGAAGCATGCGTATTTTTATTCAGAATACACATCTAAAATAGGTGCTAAAAAAGATTTAGCTTTATTATATAAAATACATAATAACCAAATTCCTGATGAATGGTTTGCTCCTATATTAAATCCATTTAATAATCAGAATGAAGCATTTAAAACACAACCAGCTATTATTAGAAAAACAAATATAGCTAGACCTGTAATTGAAAAATTGTTAGGTGAATATACTAAAAGACCTTTTAGTTGGTTTGTAGATAAAATTGGTGAAGAAGGATATAATAAATATTTTGAGCAATTAACTGCAGTAATGCATGATAATTTAAAACAACATTTTATTAATGCTTTGGATCCTGAAATATTTAAAAATGCTCAAGCACAACAACAGGAAGTACCAATGCCTGATAAACTAAAAGCTCAATTTGACGATAATTATATTGATTCTGAAGTAATTGAAGCTGATAAGTTATTGCGAAATATTATTAACTCTACTTATTTCTTTGAAAAAACTAGGTGGATGTTTAAAGACTTTGTAATAGCAGGAGAAGAGTATTCACAAAAAGATGTACGAGATGACCAAATAGAATATGAAAGAATTAGTCCTTTAGATTTATGGTATATTAAATCGTATTATTCTCCTTATATAGAAGATGGTGAAGTAGCAATTAGAAGATTATTATTAACACCTGGAGAAGTAGTAGATAGATTTTATAAAGAAATAGAAGAAAAACAATTAGAAAAACTTGATACTCAAAACTATGTAAACGGTACTTATATTGCTAACTTTTTAACTGATATTCGTACAAGGAATTTTGATAGTTTGATATTGAATAAAATACCAGTTTATTATGTAACTTGGAAATCACAAAAGAAAGTAGGTTTTGTATCATGGATTGATGAGTTTGGACAAAAGTTTGAAGATGTAGTATCTGAAGATTATGTACGAAATCGTGAAAGAGATGAGAAGATTGAATGGAAATGGGTTAATGAAGTTTGGGAAGGATATAAAATTGGTAGAGAAGATTTTTTAGGTATTAGACCATTACCTTACCAAAGAAATGAATTAAATAATATTTCAAGATGTAAATTACCTATTAATGGTAGATGTTATTCTGATGACCATGCATCTAACGTATCTATATATGAACTAATGATAGAATGGGTTAAACTATTTATTATTTGTAATTATAGGTTAGAAAGGATGATAGCTAAATCAAAAGATAAAATTCTTTTGTTAGATAAAGCTGTTATACCACAAGATGCTGAATGGGATGAAGAGAAATTTTTCTATTATGCTGATACTCTTGGGTTTGCGTTAATTGATAGGTCTAACAGACAAGCAGATAGAGCATTTAATCAATACCAAGTATTAGATATGCGATTGTATGAAGATATACAAAGCATGATTAGATTAATGGATTGGATTAGACAGCAATGTTTTGATACGATTGGGTTTTCTCAACAAAGGTTGGGAGAAATTGCTGCATCAGAAACAGCAACTAACGCTACTAATGCTGCATACGCATCAGCTGTAATTACAGAAGATTTGTTTATTAAACATGAAGAGTTTTTGCAAAGAGAATTGCAAGGATTATTAGATTTGTCAAGAGTAGCATATAGAGAAGGATATAAGTCATTGACTTATTCTAATGATAGAAGATTAGAGTTGATTAACATTAATCCTGAAGTATATTCTTATTTAGATTTGAGCATAAGGGTTATGAACAACTCTAAACAAAAAGAAAGATTAGATTCTTTAAAACAATTAATTCAACCTTATTTACAAAATGGTGGTAAAATGTCTTCTGCTATTGAAGTATTAGAAGCTGAAAATACTGCTAAGATTAAACATGTGTTGAGAGAGATTGAAAGAAAAGAGCAAGAGCAATTAGAAAGACAAGCTCAAAATGAAAAAATAACTCAGCAAGAACATGAAAAAGAAATGTTATTGTTACAACAGCAACAAGCTGAAATTCAAGCTATATTTACTGAAAGAGAAATAAATCTTAAATACAATAGAGAAGAACAACTAGCGTATATTGAAGGGGATATTAAAATGGAAATTGAAAATATTAAAGCTACTGGAGATAACGATGGTGATGTAAATAACAATGGTATTTTGGATATTAACGAAGTTCAAAAACGAGCTATAGATAGAGAAAAACTTTATAATACTAGGTTAGATCAGTTAGATAAACTAACATTACATAAAAAAGAGCTTGACTTAAAAGAAAAAGATATTAACTTAAGACATGAGCAGACTAAAATGAAAGTAGCTGCTGAAAAATATAGAGCTGATAAACAAGTAGAAGTTAGTAAAATAGCTGCTAAGAGTAGAAATAAAAGTTCTAAAAAATAATTAATTTTGCAATTAAACAAAACAATATAAGCTATGTCACAAAAATCATTAAAAGATTTAATTAGTACAAGTACGTCTGAAACAGATACTACTGTAAATCAAACAGATACTGCTCCAATAATAGAAAATGTAGAAGAAACTCCTACTATAGAGCAGACAGTTGTCAATCCTGTTACTACACCTCCTGTAGAAGAAAAGAAACCAAGGAAAAAAGAAGAATCTGTACAAAATACTTCTTTACAAGATTTACTATCTAATAAAGAAGAAGAAGATACAGAAACTCCTGAACAAGAATCTTTTTGGGGAGATTTAGAAAAATTAGCAGGTGAATCTATTGAAGTAGATTTTGGTAATATAGACCCTGTATCTCCTGAAGGTGCTTTGATTTATGCAAAAGCATTTAGAGATAAAGGAATTGAAGATTTTGAATCTGAATTAGCACAAAGATATCCTAAAGAATACCAAGCACTTATACTTCGTCAAGAAGGTAAAGACCCTTCTATATTGTATAAAGAAACTTCTTTTGATTATGCTAATCTTTCTATTGATGAGGAAGATGAAGATATGCAAAAAGCAATTCTTAAAGAAGATATGCGCGCACAAGGAGTAAGTGAAAAAAGGATTGAAGCATTAGTAAAAACTATTTATAATTCAGGTGATTTGTATACTGAATCTCAAGAATCTTTAAAAAGATTAAAAGAAGAACAGGAATATAAGTTTCAACAAGAACTTGAATTAATAGAAAAAGAAAAACAAAATCAACAACAAGAAATAAATCAATTTGGTTCTGTTATAGAAGATGTTGTAGTAAAAGGACAAATTGGTGATTTTGTTATTAATGAAAAAGATAAAAAAGGATTTTATGAGTTTCTAGCTAATAACATTCAATATAGCGATGGTAATTTTTATGCTGTTGTTCCTCTTGAAAAAGATATTAACAAATTAAATAGACAATTGCAAACTGAATACTTTAGGTATAAAAATGGTAATTTAAAAGATATAGTAGTTAGACAAGCAATTACTGAAAATGCTAAAAAACTAAAATCTAATATTAGAGAATCATTTGCTAGTGGTGGAATAGATAAAGAACATCCATCTAAACCTACTTGGAATCAAGAATTAAAAAATAAATTGAAATTAGGTAGTTAAAAATTGTTTTAACATTTATAAATATAAGTGTTTAAAAAGGGTTTGATAATTAATCAAATCCTTTTTTTATTTGCATAGAATTTAATGTAAACCTAAACCCCTTTATTAAAATGCAAGGATTTCCTATTAAACTTACCATGCAAGAAATGATCTTCGATCCAAAGTCAATGTTGGATGAAGATAATTTTTATAACCAACGTCATGGTAAACCTGATGAGCTAACCTCACAGGTAATTTATATGTTGGGTGATTATGGAAACAACTTTCCTATTTCAATGGCTGTAGCTTCAGACATACTTGGAAAAGCAGGAGGAAAAGTTTCTAAAATGAAAGACATTCAGTACACTTATCCTATCATGGGTAGAGATTTTAAAGCATCTCGTCTAGCAGTAGACTGTTTAGCTTCAGGGTCTATTAATACAAGTGCTACTCCTGGTATTGGATTTACTACTTTTAAACTTCGCTTTACTGATAACTGGATTAAACGTCAGTATATTATCCAATCAGGACGTGGTTTGCAAGCTCGTGTTTTGGGTGATCCTATTTTTGTAGATGGACAGTATGAATATACTTGTCAATTAGCTTCAGGTTCAGTAACTGATTTTTGTCCTGATTCAGAGCTTGCTGGAGGTACTGCTTGGATTGAACTTTTTGCAGCTGTTGCAGAATCAGAATCTCGTGGTACTGAACACAAAATGGTTGCTCCTGGTAAAGTGAAAAACCAAATGACACATATTCGTAAGTCTATGTCATGGGCAGGTAACTCAGCTAACAGAGCAATGTCAATGAAACTTAAAACTGATAGTGGTGAAACTAATCTTTGGATGGATTATTTCATGTATCAGTTTGAAAAAGCTTGGTTGAATGAGTGTGAGCACATGTATTGGTATTCACATTACAATCGTCAAGATAATGGTTTGGTAGAATTGAAAGATGCTATTACTGGTAAACCTATTCCTACAGGTTCAGGTTTGTTGGAGCAAATTGGTAACTATTCTACTTACACTCGTTTGTCTTATGACCTTCTTACTACTAAAATAGGAACTGCTCTATTTGGTCAGTCAGATACTTCTAATATGTCAATTACCCTTTATACAGGTAGAGGTGGTATGAGAGAAATTGACCGTGCGCTTAAATCTAAAGCTCTAGGTGCTACTGGTCTTGTTCCTAATTACGCTGATAATAATGAGAAGTTTATTAAAGGTTCAGGTTGGGATCTAGAACTAGGTGGTTTCTTCAATGGTTTTGCTCATATTGATGGTTATACTATCAAAGTAAAACACAACCCTGTATTTGATATGGGTTACATTGCTGAAGCTCAACGTGTAGGTGGTGTTGTACATCCTGAAACAGGTTATCCTCTAGAATCATATCGTATGGTGTTTATTGATGATTCAGTTTATCAAGGACAACCTAACCTACAATATGTTACTTTGGAAGGACGTGATGAAATGCAACATGGTATTATCAAAGGTATGGCTCCAGTTCCTAAATCACTTCAACAAATGTTTGGTGGTTCAGATGGTATAATATCTTCTGATGTAGACTCTGCTTCTTATCACCGTTTGAAAGTAGGTGGTGTTCAACTACTTCGTTCAAACAAATGTTTCCATTTTGAAATGGTTCAGTAATTGTTTTTTGTTTTTCATAGTGTAGTAAAATGCAAAATCCCTTTCTTTTAGGAAGGGATTTTTGTTTTATTAATAATAACTTGTTACTTTGCAAAATATTTGTAAAATAACAATTAAGTAATAACAAAAAATATACTATGATTAATAATGATCCAAGTTCAAGAAGAGTAGTCATTAAAAGAAAAATTGTAATTGGTGATTACACACAAAAAGACATTGAAGAAATGATGGGAGATTCTTCAAGACCAATAGGTGCTTATTGGGATAGGGGAACTGTTAAAGCAGGTTCTGGTTTAACTTACGAAGAACAAAGAATTTTAATGCCTGTTATATTAAATTGTGAAGCAACAGATAGAGATTTTAGAACAAAATGTGAAGAATACTTTGATGCAATTAACACTAAAGTTCCTAAAGAAGGAATTGAATTAGAAATAGGATTGCATGATAATACTAAACCATTATCTGAAATTAATCTTCCTCTTTATCCTGTACATTATGTTGCATACAGACATGCACTAGGACATCCTCAAGTAGCAAAATCAAAAGGTAGTGCTGAAGGTAATCAATTGATTAAATGGTATATTGAAGATCCAGATGCAGAATTAAATAGAGAAAAACAAATTATTGCAATAAAAGACAAAGCAGCTCAATTGTATTTGTTGAATAAAGATGTTGCAAAAACAGTTAATATGGTTCTTGATTTAGCTAACGTAAAAACTACAGAAGCTAAAAAAGCACTAGAGTTTAAAAAACTATCTGAAAGTAAACCAGTTGAATTTATTAGATTGATTGAAGATAAAGATATTAAATTAAGGTATCTACTTTCTCAAGCAATATCACAAGGAGTATTAAAACGAATTGGTACTAATATAGTATGGAATGAATCTGGTACATCACTTGGTGCTACTATGGAAGAAGTACTTGTTAATTTAAAAGATAAAGCAAATGCTCCTGAACTTAATAAAATTAAAGCATCACTTAAATCACCTATAGAAACAGACTAATTATGATAATTAGAACTAATACCGTATTAATTAATGAAAAATTAGATAGTTTAGGTGTAGAACATTCTGAAATAAAATGTCCTATATTTATTAATACAGATAGTATTGAAAGTATTAGACCTTTTTTAAATGAAGAAGGGGAAATGACAAAAGATACTATCGTAATATTTTGTAGTGGAGATGAGCATATATTAGATATTGATTTTAAAGAGTTAGTTAAAATAGTGTATTTAGATAACGGTATTAAAATAAAAGTTTTAGATGCAAACTGTTAAAGAATTACATATAGCTGTTCGTCAATCTCTTCAAAAAGTAAATTCTAATCAAAATAGGAATTTCTTACCTGAAGAGATTGATTGGGCACTAAATGTTAATCAAGAAAGATATGTAAAATCAAGAATTAAACGTACAGAAACAAATACTGGGTTTGCTCTTGACCAAAAAATGTTAGATGATATATCTGATTTAATTGTACCTAACTATTCTGCTAGAGTTATTAAATTAAATAGTAATACAGGTTACATACCTTTACCATCAGACTATCTTCAACTAATTAGAGATTATAGTAAAATTTATACAGATTGTAATAAAGATTTTGCTGTAACAGAACAATCTTCAGAATATGTAGGTTTTGTTAAGTTTCCTAATTCAACTAAGACTTCTCAATTTTATAACGATTTTAACATTACTTTAAATTATACTAATGTTATTCCTAAAACATTAATATTGTTTAATAATACAGACTATTCTAAAGTATATAGTTCACCTTTAGAAAAATTTTATTTAATAAATTTAGTTTTAGAAGATGTAAATATTTATGGATTTAATAACGAAATTCCTGTTAAATTGTATTGGGAAAGATATAAGTCTTATTATAGACCAGATTCTTTCATTATTGTTTCTCCTATTCTTTTTACAGGAACGCTTAGGGTAGATGATTCTGCAACTAATACTATATCAGTAATTAAAACTGATTTTGAATTATTTCAACAAAAATCAGATAGAGTTATACCTAATATATTAAGTGTTAATTCTAATTTATCTGAATTGTTAGCTGACCCTTTTGCTAAACCTAATAAAGATTTTGCAAGAAGTTATTTAGCATACGATAATTTGTATGGAATTTTTGATTCAACATTTATAATAAGTGAACTAGGTATAGATTATATTAGAAAACCTAGACAAATATCATTAAGTTTGAATCGTATGTGTGAGTTGAATGAACAGACACATCAAGAGATTGTAGAAAACACGGTTCAATACTTGATGATGGTAACTGAAAATCCAATTTATACAACAAAACAACAAGATAATAAATTAAATCTCGAATAAAATGGTAAAAACACGATTTGGTAAAACCACGAAAGGACAAAACATGGAAGTATTTGTAGCTTCAGAAGCTGCTTATACTACAAAGTCCACTTACGCAGCTTTTGTTGCAAGTTTAGATTCTCTAGCTGATGGAGAAATAGGTGTATTTGGTGAAGATGGTACTCTAAAAACTTCTGCTCTATCTGGAGGAGATAAGTTTTATGTAGCTCAAAAAGTTACAGGAACTAAAGGAGATGCTTCTATCAAAAAATCACAAGTTTTTTCTTATCCTATTTCAGGTAATTTGTCAGGTACTATATTAGGTTCTCCCTATTCAGCTCCTGTTAAACCTGTAGTTTATGTAGGATATAATGGAACTACTGGTTCTTTGAATAACCCTACTATTGCAGCTGACCAAGATTATCAAATTAACTTGATAGACACTACTCCACCTGCAGCTAACCCTTTGAATTCACTTCTTGCAAGTAGAACAACTGCTTCATCTAGCGAAACTGTATATTCAATTTTAGCTGATCCTAAAACAGGTATTGTTCCAATAATTAACAACACTTATACAGGTAAGACTTTCTTTTCACCATTTACTAACAATCCTGCTGTTTATGTAGCTGATGTAGTATCTAATGGTACTAAAGTTACTATTGCAATTGGTACTCAAATTACTGGTACAGGTGCAGCTTCTGTTCAACTTGGTTCAGCAACTAAAGGTAGCAAAACAGTAACTATTACTTCTACTACTTTAACTGCTACTACAATTGCAGCTGGTGACTTTATTGAAATTGGTGGATTGCTTTATTCAGTAGCTACTACTCCTTCTATTGCTTCTAACATTCTAACTATTACTTTAGATAGACCTTATACAGGAGAAACTTTCTCAGCTGTAAGATTGGATAATGCAACTCAAGGTATGAAAACTGTTACAGCTATTACTCAATACGGTGTAAAAATTACTACTTCTGATTATTTTACTACTTTCCGTGTAGCTCTAGGTGTAGGTGGTTTCTCTAACGCTACTTTAACTTATGCTACTTCATGGTCACTTGGTATAGGTACTCCTGAAGAAACAATTGAAGAAGAGCTAGAAGGTACTGTATTCCATTCAGGTTCAAGCACAGCTAACGCTGCATTTGCTGCTGACTATGGTCAACCTACTTTGTATACTAAACTTAATAGAGCTTATGCTACAGTTAAAGTAACAAACATTCTTTCTGAAAGAAGTACAGCTGCTCCTGTAAATGAGTATTCTAAAGCTACTACTTTGATTGTAAAAGCTCCTTATGCTAGTAATGGGTTTCAAATTGGTGGTGTAGTTCAAAGTGGTGGTTTTTCTGCAATCTCTAACCCACAATTAGGTTTAAGTGCTGCTTCTGTTAGTCCAGTTAGTGCTATAACTACTTTATTAGGTGCTGCTAATATTAACTAATTGTTTTACAGTTTAATATAAATTAGGGATAGCTTTATAGTTATCCCTTTTTTATTATATCATTAAAATAAATTATATTTGCTATATGACATCATTAAATCAAATAGTAACAATTCTTGCAGAGCGAGTAGGTAGACAATATGATTTAGTTTTTAAAAGAGAGCTAAAAACAATTGTTAATACATGGAGAAACACCATATTAAGACAATCATTAAAAGAAAATCCAAGAGAAACTTCTCATTTTCAATTATCTTGGACAATGCCTATTCAAAAAGATTATAAAATAAAATGTCCTTTTAATTATGGTTGTGTATTAAGAACTGTTGATAAAATACCTCAAGGTATAAGGTTAAATCAATTTCCTTATTCATTTGTTGGTTCAGCTGATTTAGAAACTCCTTACACTTATATTTATCCAAGTCAATTAAGTACAATTAAATATAATCGTAATAGAAGAAAAAATGATGGTTATTATACTATACTTAATGGATATGGGTATTTCTATAATATAGACGATAACATAAAATATATAGGAATATCTGGTATACCTAGTGATTTAGAAGAAGTAAGTAAATTTCAAAAATGTAATGATGATAAACCTTGTTATCAAGATGATGATCAATATCCTTTGACTGAAGATTTAATTCAAAGAGTAATTCAATCTATACTTGGTACAGAATTAAGAAATCAAACTAAAACAGAAGATACAGAAGTAAAAGTAAATGGACAAGGAAGTTAAAGAAAAAAGAAAATACAATCATAAAAACTTACAAAAAACGTATGTAGCATCTGATATATACGAAGATTTTGTAACTGAATTATTGCAAGACAATGAAAACTATTTTGCAATTAAAGTAGGATATTGGGATAAAACAAGAACTGTATTTTCAATTCAAAAAGAAGATTTAAAACATTTAAAAGAACAGAAAAAAGCTCTTTTTGATAAATTAATTCATAACACTTCATGGTCTAATACTAATGGTGAAGCAACAAGAACTAGAAAAAATTTAATTGCTAAACTAGATGAGTACAACAGTAAAATTGTAGATTATAGTAAAGGTAAAAAACTTTACCATAAAATTATTGATTTTAAAGGTTGGAAAGAAATTATGAAAGAATTGAATTTTAGAATTCAAGATAAATTAATAAATGCTGAAAAATATAAAATAACAGGACTAGGGTATTTAGAAATTATAAGGGTAGAAAAATCAAAATCATCATATTTAAAATATAAAAATTATGAAGATGAGTATGATGATTATATTTTACTTATTCTTAATAAAGTATGTAAGTTTAGAAATAAACAAGTGTATTATGTAAGACCTACTTATGGTGATAAAGATAGTAGTTTTAAAAATAGAATTTATGGTCAGTTAGCAAAAAATCCTGTTCTTAGAAGTAGATTTCGTTATATAAGTAAAAAAGATATGCACGAAATGAGTTTAAAATCAAAGTTAAGGGTAGAGAGATATAAACAATTATTAAAAGAAAAAAATGGCAGTTTATAAAACAGTATCAATAAATGAAGTTTTAGGTAGGATTTATAGAAATATAAAACTAACAGATTCTTCATGGGAAAATGATATTTACGAATGGTTGTGGGAAGGTATGGAAAAAACTAGAGTAAGAACTAGTTTACAACCAACTACCTTAGATGTAACAATTAAAAATCATGAAGGTGCATTACCTTGTGATTTAGTTGTTCTTGATGCAGTTATGTATCAACAACATCGTATGCGAGAAACAAATACTATTTTGCATGTACCTGATATTTTAACTGATTTTTCAGTAGGAGATAATGTTATTTCAGGTTCTTTATTTGAAATAACTGAAAATAAAATTACTGTTGAAACAACAGATAAAATAACAGAAACTACAACTAAAACTTCATTGTTTAAATATAATGCTGATTTAACTGTATTACCATTTTGGGAAGCTGATTTTTATAAAAGAGTAGCAAATAAAATACAAGTTTCTTTTAAAGAAGGTGTAATTACTTTGTATTACTTAGCGTATGAAAAAGATGAAAATGGGGTTATTATGATACCTGATAATGAATCTTTAAAAACAGCTTTGTATTGGTATGTACTTCACATGATGATAGGTGCTGGTTTTGAACATCCTAATAAAGAATTTAGCTATAAATTTTGTGAATCTAAATGGGAAGAATACAGAGATAGAGCAATTAATTCACTTAGAAATTGGACTCCTGATAGAGCATTTGATTTCTCAAGAACTTGGGTAAGATTAATACCTACTGGATTAGATTATCATAACACATTCTTATTAAATCGTAGATAATGAATAGTTTTTTAGGACTTAACCAAGATTACTCAGCAAATGATTTACCAGAAGGATTTATACCTTTTGCTAAAAATATACTATTGACTTCTACTTTAGGTGCTGTTGAAAATGAACCTGGATTTGATGAAAGTTCTATTAATTCAAAAACAATAGCAAATAAAGGTTGGAAAGAATTGTTAGATAGTGGATTTAAACCTATTGGTGCTTTATCTACTACACAATATGAAGTAATATGGTTAACTAACAATACTAATTCTATTATAGGTGCGTATGATGAAAATAAAGATGAATTTGAAATAAAATATGATGATAGGTCTAATTCACAACCAGCTTTAAATTTAAATTTAAATTACCCTATTAAAGCTGTATGGAGAGAAAATTATTTAGGTGAAATATATGTAGCATGGACTGATAATAATCAATCACCTAAAATACTTAATATAACTAATGCTAATCAAGTTACTGATTTAAAACAAACTAATTTATTTCCTGAATTTGTACAACCTGAATTAACTGCTGTTGTAGAATCAGGAGGTACATTAAAAACAGGTACTTATTATTTATTTGTTCAATATGAAACAAATAATGGTATTCAAACAGATTATTCATTACCAAGTAATCCTTGTTATATTGTTACGGATTCTCAAACAAATGATACATTTAATTTTCATGGTAATGCTACTCAAGTTGCTACATCTAAAAAAATTAAATTAACAATAAACACAATAGATACTGCATACGATACAATTAATATTGCAGTTCAAAAATTTAATACAGGTGACACTACTACAAGTTTTGTTAAAATTTTATCTCAATCAATAGCTGGTAGATCATCTATTACAATATCTTATACAGGTCAAGAACAAGAAACAACACTTACACCAAGTGATGTATTAGTTAAAGCTCCTTTATATTCAAAAGCTAAAACTGTTACTTTACTAAATTCTCAATTGTATTTAGGGAATTTACAAGGTAATAATGATGTATCAATACAACAATATGTTAATCAATGGTCTTTAAAATGGACTACAGAATTAATAACATATAATGATAAAGATAAATTAGCTAAATATTCTAATAATAGAACTTTTGCTCATGATGAAGTATATGCTTTTTATGCAACATTACTTTATAAAAATGGTAAAACATCACAAGCATTTCATATTCCAGGTAGAGCAGCTACTAAAACTATAACTGCAATTAGTAAAACATTTAGTGAAAAAGCTAGATTAACAACTACTGATACAGAATCATTACCTAATGTAGTTAGAGTAGATAGTACTTATTTAACTAATGATGATTCATTAAACCCAAATAAAGTTAAATACTTTCAAGTAAGAGATACTTGTACATGGGATTCTGTAGCACAAGAAGGTGAATGATTCAATAAAACCAAATAAAATTAAATACTTTCAAGTAAGAGATACTTGTACATGGGATTCTGTAGCACAAGAAGGTGATTTTGGTTATTGGGAAAATGAAAATGAAACTTATCCAGATTTTGATGAATGGGGTAATTTAAAAGGTACTCCTGTTAGACATCATAAATTTCCTTCTAATGCTTTTATTAGAGAAAATGTACATGTAGATACAGCTTATGGAATGTCTAAATGGGATTTACTAGGTGTTAAAATAAAAAATTTTTCATTACCTGCTGAAATATTAGCTAATGTAGATAAAATTATTATATCGTATGCTAAAAGAGATTTTGATAATTCTTTAGTAGTAGGTCAAGATAAAACTTCTTTTATGGGTTTTATAATGGATAAAGTAGACCAAATATCTGAAGGTGAGGTAGTTGGTAGAAATACATATATTTATACAGGTTATGGTAATTGGTTTACTTTACCAATGTCTGTTAAATTTGATGATAAAAGTTTTAGTTATCAAAATGACAACTATGACAGAATTGTAACTCCTTATTGGTTTCCTACTCCTGATTACGCACAACATGGAGCTACTCCTCCAGATTTTTATAGAATAAAATTTCATTCTCCTGAAGTAATAAATATTAATCCATCTTTAAATGGATGCTACATTAAAGTTAATTTTAAAGGAAGATCTGTAATTAATAATAATTTATTTCTTAAAAGTGATCCTAATGATAGACCTCTTGATGTACAAGCAATAACTAATAGTATAAATGGAGCTTCTAAAAATACACCTGAATCTTTAAAAGTTGTTAAATTAAGAAACTTTAATTATGTTCCTAATAATATTGTTGCAGGAGAAAATAATTTAAAATTTTCTGAAAATGGTGCTGTTGCAGATATAAACAAAGTATGGGAATTAGGTGGTAATGATGATACTACAAATCTTTGTTATTTAGAAAGTTATACTTATGATCTTGAAATTAATTTTCCTATTGTAAAATTAGGATTTTATAAATCAAAAAATCCAGATTATGATAATTTTTATCATTATAACATAAACAAATATTTAACAGATGTTTACAATTCTTTTTCAACACAAGATTTAATTACAGCACATACTATATCTGTTAATAATATTAATAATACTGTTATAAAAAATGGTGATGCATTTTTTGACATGTATAGTTATAATTCTTTTACAGGATTACCTGGAAAAGATGCATCAAGTAATATTCCAAATACACAGCAAATATTTATTAAATCTATACATAATTTTTTATTAGAAAGTAGTTTAAATATAGGTTTAAGAAATTCTACTAATAATGGAGATAAATTTTATTCAGGTGAACCTTTTCCAGCTTATATAGGTAATAATGATATAGTAACTTCTGGAAATTATTTAACTATTAATAAAGACTATAATAAAATTAGTAATGATTTTATTGCTGTAATTTTTGAAAATTCTAATGAATTTACTAATTCTTTTCCACATAGAATAATACAATCATTACCTGTAACATCAGAATCTAAATACCAACAATGGACTAGATTTTTACCTTTAGATTATTATGAAATACAAAAATCTAAAGGTGTAATTAATAATTTACAAGGTACAGTAGATAGGTTGTTAATTCATACAGAAAGAGCTTTATTTTATACTAGAGATAAAGCTAGGTTAGCAGCAGATGTAGCACAAATTAGTTTATCATCTGGTGAAATATTTGATTTTGCACCAATAGAAATTATACCTACAACTAATGGTTATACAGGTACGCAACACATGTTTTCTTGTGGATTACTACCTGATGGTTATTTTTGGGTAGATGTACAACAAGGTAAAGTATTTTTATTTGGTAATGACCAAGTTCCTAAAGAGCTTAGTTCACAAGGACTATTTAATTTCTTTGCTACTAATCTAAAAGATTTTTCAGCTACAAATTACGATAATCCATTTACACATGATGGTATAACAGTAACATACGATACAAGATATAAAAGAATATTAATGTCTGTTAAACAACAAACTAATACAGACAACTACAAATACTTTACTTTATCGTATTCTTCTTTTGCGAATAACGGTCAAGGTGGTTGGGTATCATTCCATGATTACCCTGCTGATTATATGTTTTCAACTAGAAAGAATGTAATATCATTTAAAGATGGTAAATTATATAAACATAATAGTGCAACTAATAAAGGTACTTATTATGCAGATAAAAAATCATCTTATGTAGATGTACTATTTAATCCTTATAGTATTCCATCATTTGTTAATGGTAAAAGAACATTTAAAGATTCACCTTTAATATTGGATTCAGTTAATTGGAATACTAACTTTATTAAAAGTAATGATGTAACTGATTTTTATAAAACTATTACTTCATTATCTATTAGAAATCAATATCAACATTCTGGTAAAATAATATTAGATTATGATACTAATTTATTTAAAGATACTAATTCAAGAAATGCTGAAACTAAATGGTATTGTAATTCTTTTAGAAATATTGTAAATGACCCTAACATACCATTTATTAAAGATATTCTTCATAACTTTGAAGAAATAAATAGTAATTTAAATTCTAATTTATCATGGTTTGAAAAAGAATTAATAAATAATAGATGGTTTATTATTAGATTAGAATATGATAATGTAGGTGATTATAAAATGGTTCTTCATTCAGTAGATATTAATAAAACAGATTCTTACAGATAATGAAATATATCAGTATAAATAAGTTAATAAAAAAATTTGGTAATGGTGGTAAAATAACATCGTCTAAATGGTTAGATAATTATGCTGAAGGTGGTATGTTAGAAGAACCTTTAGAAGTAGAAGAAACTTCAGAACAATTTGGACCTCCAAAATCTATAAATCAAGCTTTATCTAAAATTGCAGTTAAACCTCCAGTTAAAACTTTAGCTAGACCTGCACCTAAACCTAAACCTAAACCAGTAGCTACTAAAAAAGTTGTACCTGCTAAAGCACAAGAAGTACCTTTAGATATTTTACATAGACAAATATTTAAAGAATCTTCTTTTAATTCAAAAGCTGTATCACCAGCTGGTGCTAAAGGAATAGCTCAAATAAAAAAAGATGCTTTTAAAGATGCTGTAAAAGCAGGTATAGTAAAACCAACTGATAATATATTTGACCCTAAAGTAAATAAAGCTATTCAAAAGTTTTACATGAATAATTTATATAATGCTGATTTTATAAATAAACCTAACCAAAGTGAAAAAGTAAGATTAGCTAAAACATTAGTAGCATATAATTATGGTAGAGGTAATTTATTTAAACATTTAACTGCACAAAAAGCAAAAGGTGTAGATATTTATAATTCTTTAGATTGGTTAAAAGGATTACCTAAAGAATCTATTGATTATCAAAATGATATATTAAATCATACTAATCTTAAATTTGAAGAAGGATTTAAAAAACTTGCACCTAAAAATCCTTATAAACATGGAGGATTAATTAAAGCTGAGTTTGGATTACCTCCTAATGTTGCAAAATCTGATGCAACTTCAGTTAATCTAAATATTAAATATCCACAAAGATTTAATGCTCAAGGGTTAAGAACTAATTTACAGGGTGTAAGAGATGCATCTAGTATTAAAAAAGACTTTGGTAAAACAGGTACAGGTGAAGCAGAAATATCAGATTCTCCTTTAGATTTAATTAGTAGTGCAATGTTAGCAGGTAACTTAGCTTTAAAAGGTGCTAAAGCTACAAGTAAACTTTTAAAAAATGCAGGTAAAGCTACTACTACTAAAACACCTTTAAAAAATGTTTATAATATAACAGAATATGTAAATAAAGATTCAAGAAAAGAAATAGAAGATTTTTTTAAAGAAGAATTTAGATTTAATAATCTTCCTATTACTAAAAATAAAGAAAGTCTTGAAACATTAGAAAATTTTAAAACAAGAATAAAAACTCCAGAAGGAAAAAAACGATTAAAAAATTTAGGAATAAATAATGATGAACTTTTACAAAAACTTGAAATAGTAGAAGATCCTAATACACTTGGGTATTATAGACCAAGTAAAAATAAAATTGCAGTAAATTCTGATAATTCGCTTTATAATTCGTTTTTAAATAAAGTTGTAAGACATGAAATAGAACATGGTGTTCAAGAAGCAGTAAAGAATAAAGGTAATAAAACAAAAATTGATAATTTATTATCAGGATTAGAATTAAGAAAAGAAGGTACACCTAATAAAGTTTGGGATACTTCTATTAAGGATAAATCTATAGATATATCAGTACTTTCAAATAAACAAAGAGCTACAGATTACTTTTTAACAGGAAGTCAAGGAAAAGAAAAATCTGCATTTTTAGCAGAGGTTCAACAGTATATGATGGATCAAGGAACAATTCCAAAAACTTCTTACACAAAAATTACTCCTGAAATGGTTAAAAATACTTTTTCAGATGCTATGTTTGATGAAGAAAGTAGTGGAAAATATTTAAGACTTTTTAATATAATGAAAGCTTCAGATAATAACTATAAATTAATTTCTAAAGGATTAAATAAAATGTTAAGTGCTTCACCATATATTATACCAACAGCAATTGGAGCACAACAATTAAATGAATCTAAAGCAAATGGAGGATTAATTAAAAGAACTGATGGTTCTTATTCACAAAAAGGATTATGGGATAGTATTAGAGCTAACAGAGGTAGTGGTAAGGAACCTACTAAAGAAATGTTAGAGCAAGAAAAAAAGATTAAAGCTAAAATGGAAATGGGAGGTACAATCAAACTCTACAATAAAAGAGATTCAGTACTTAAAAAATTAGCAGGTGGTGGATTTGCAGGTGCTATGAGTGCTACTCAAGGTGGGTTACAAGTAGCTGATATGCTTAATCAAACTTTAAGTGGACCAGGTGATGAATTTGGTGTTAGAGATGATACTGCTGCAGTTGGTAGTGGAGCATTAAGTGGAGCTGCTCAAGGTGCAAGTATGGGTTCAATGTTTGGTCCTTGGGGAACAGCTATAGGTGCTGTTGGTGGTGGTGTTTTTGGTGGTATAATGGCAGGTAAACAAAATGAAGAAGCTAAACAAAGAAAAGAAGAATTTATAAAACAAAAACAAGCAAATGATATAGCAATTGAGCAAAATAAATATCAACAATTATTAGCTTCAGGATTTAAAACTCAAGGTAATTTAGATTCTAAAAAATATGCTAAATTTGGTGGTAAACTAACAGAACCACCAATGCTTAAAGAAACTTACTCTAAAGGTGGAGTATTTAAAAGTAAAAAATCTAATTGGTTAGACAGTTTATAAATATACAGCAATGACAAAAAAAGAAATATTAGAACTTACTGGTTTAACTGAATCAGACTTCTACAAAAAATATCCTACTAAAGAATCTTTTAATAAAGATTTAGATAAGTATAAGTATGGTGGTATACACATTAAACCTGAAAATAAAGGTAAGTTTACAGCTTACGCTAAATCACATGGTAAAAGTGTACAAGGAATGGCTTCTCAAGTATTAGCTAATAAAGAAGATTATTCTCCTACAATAGTTAAACGTGCTAATTTTGCTCATAACGCTTCTAAATGGAATCATCAATATGGAGGAATGGTAGAATATAAACAAGGTGGAACTGTACAAAAACTTTCTAAAAATAATGTAGTTTTTAATGGTAAATCACATGCACAAGGTGGTATACCTGAACCAGTAGTTAATGGTAAAAAATTAAAAGGTATAGAAGTAGAAGGTAAAGAAACTATGTCTACTGATGGTAACGAAAAGTTTATTTACTCTCATAACTTAGGTTTTGCTCAAAAACATTTACCATTAGCTAAAGCAATAGGTAAAATTGAAAAGAAACTTGCTGTTAATCCTAATGACCCTATTCAAA